CCGTTCTTCCCACCAAGCTTCTTCGTTCCACCGTACTTTTCTGGCTGTATCGATCAAGATACTTTAGTCAGAGTAGTTGGACAAAATAACTCAATAGAGTATAAGGAAGCAAAATATATTAAAGCTGGAGACCAGGTGTGGTCTGCAGGGTGGGACGAGCTAATTGATGAAAGTATTGCATTCCCATCAGAGCCAATTAATCAAATTACAAACGCAACTGTAACCGCAAATACAGTTGCCGATGTTATTAGATCTATAAAGGCAACAACAATGACATTTAATAATGATGCTACCAAGAGATTTTCTCTACAGCAATCAATGTTGGTGTGGACTGGATCTCAGTACATATTCAAAAACTCTGGTGTTATTGAAGTTGGAGAATCACTAGTAAATGTATCAGAAAATGGCTCACTAAGCCATGTATTGGTCGAATCTATTCAATTAATTGATGAAGAAAGAGTAGTTTATCAGTTTAACGTAGAGCCAGTAGACACACTGATTGCAGCAAATCTAGTTATACACAATCCTAAATTATTCTAAGGATACCACGCAAATGGTAGATATTTATTCAAATATCTACCATTTGCATATTCCAAGAACTGCTGGAGTTTTTTTAAGAAATTCAATTTTAAAAGAAATTAAAAGCGATAGTTGTTTTGTAGGACATGGGTCAATATTAAATTTAAACAATATTAATAGCTATAATTTTATATCTGGTCATTTTGGTACTAGCCCAATAATAAATAATCAATTTGTATTTTCTATAATAAGAAATCCAGTCGATAGATTTATTAGTTATTATAGTTATACAAAAAAAATATTAAAAGAAGATTTTTTAGACAGGTGGCTTTTTGATGAAGAATACTATAGAACATTTCAAAATACGCAAATTAAATTTTTGACTAACGGTATAGATGTCGATAGGTATAATTTAAATTTAGTTAATTCAGAAACAATTAAAAATAATTGGTTTATCGGACAAAACGATAATTTAGATGATGCAATCAAATTTGTAGACAGTAATTTTATTTTAACAATAGAGAATGTTGATGTTTTGCTGAACCATTTACAAATTAATAAATTTTATGATAAAATGAATGAATCAAATCAAATTGAGTTGCCTGAAAAATATAATAAAAGAATATTATATTTAAATGAAAAAGATATGGAATTATATCAATATGTTAGATCAAAAAAATTCTAAATGGTCTATCAAACAGATATGCCTATTTGATATTTCGTTAATTCAAAAAGAAATTTCAAACTATACCTATGAATGGGATTTAGACCTTACTCGTCAAAAAGAATTCAAGACGCATAAAGATACTAAAATGTATCAATTGCAATATATGGACTATGCTTGGAAAGAGGGAACTTCTCCTAAAACGGAAACAGTTAATTCTTTAAAAACGGACGGGGCAAAAAATCAGCTACTTGGGATTTATAATAAACTAGAAGAAATTTATGAATCTAGGGTGGTTCGAGTTGAACTTATTAAAATGAATGCTAATAGTAGAATAGCCAAACATACAGATGCGTCTTCTATGCTATATATTGCAAGAAGAATTCATATCCCTATAATAACTAACCAGCATGTTTATTTTACAGTACATGATAATACAATAAATATGCAAGAGGGAATAGCATACGAAATTAATAACTATTTGGCCCATGAAGTTATTAATGATGGCGAACAAGATAGAGTTCATTTAATAATTGATTTATTTCCAGAAAGTTATTTCCATGATTGAGTTATCTAAAAATATCTTATTGTTTGAAAACAACATAGATAGCGAATATTATATTGAATTAATAGATAGAGTCAATAATAATTGCTATCCGTTAAAATACGCCAATCGAAGACCACATAAAACTATGGAGCTTCCGTACTTGTACTCAGAATCAGATACAGCAGAAGCATTAGAATTAAGATTAAAGTTCTTATCTATAACTTCCGACCCTATTTGGCTATATTGTAATTTATATGGAATTGCAGGAATAACACCTAAAAAAACTTTTATAACTGTTTCAAAACTAGAACCAGAAAAGGGAATGGTTGAGCACCAGGACAACTATCATGAAAGCAGTAATTTTATTTGTATGTTTTATATAAATGATGAATATGAGGGAGGGGAAATATTTTTCCCAGAGCTTAATATAGTTCATAAGCCTAAAAGTGGAGATATCCTAATATATAAATCTAATTTAGTCCACGGGGTCAATAGGGTGATTGGTACAGATAGATATTCAATCGGATACGGATTTGCTGGACCAAAAGCATAAGTTATGCTATAATTTTTACATCGTGAAAGGCAACAAATGACATTAAATAAAGAACAGGTCTTCCCAGGAATTTGGGTATATAAAAACATTATTAAACCAGATATTATAAATATCGTAGAGAAGCATATCGCAGATCATTCTGATTCAAATTGGCAGGAGGCTCTAGTTGGCTATGCACAAAAAATTCCAGAATACAGAGACTGTGTAGATTTTAAAATTTGTGAATGGCCAGACATGCCCAATATGCCTGAATCTAGAAAAAAATTAAATGAAATTTGGAAATACGCATACGATCAACAAATTCCAGCAGTTGAAGATTATTGCACATATTATTCTATTAAAATGGAATATTGGGAAGCCATGAACTTTGTAAAATATGGTCCAGGGCAACACTTCCAAGAACATGCTGACCATGGATTCTCTTATTACGCTACGGTTTCTTTGGTATCGTATCCAAACGACGATTATGAGGGTGGGGAATTATATTTTCCTAAATTAGGCGTAACAATAAAACCAGAAGCTGGAGATACTGTAATATTTCCGTCAACCTATCTATTCTCACATAGAGCTATGCCAGTTAAATCTGGAATAAAATATTCGATTGTTACTATGCTAGATTATAATGACAATGCTCATAACCCAGATTTTGATATTTTAAGAGCAAAGCGTCAAGGCATTACAGTTCCAGGTGAAGTACAGCAATACTAATGTATAATATTCAGGCATACACAACCAGGGAGGGGCACGGGGAACTTGATACAATGCCAATTAAGCGTCCATGGATGGATGAAACATACGATGCTCATGCCTATCACTGTTTCCCAGTAACACTTGCAAATGGTTTAGGATGGTCAATTTCATTCCCAGAAGAAATAAGATTTATATGGGATGGCATTTCAGATTCTACTCCAGATCATGTAAAAATAATTTCTGGAGACAAATACATACATACTGGTAGGGCAAACGGCACAATTAGCTTTAATACTGGATTAATGTTTAGAACACCAGAAGACGTTAGTTTAGTTACAATGCCAGTTCCAAATTATTTTCATTCTGGGTTTCAACCATTTACCACTTTAATTAGCACTTCATTTTTTAAAGGAGAATTACCAGCAGCAGCTCGTATTTTAAAAGCTAACGAAGAAATTGTTATAGAGGCCAACACACCAGTTTTATCAGTTCTTCCTATATCGCTAGGAGCGTTACAAAATTCAGAAATTACATTTCATCCACTTAGCGATTTAAAAAGTTCGGATTTTGCCTCAGCAGAATATTCTAATAAAGTGTATGAACTAAATAGGCAGGGTAAATGGTCTGATTATTATAGAAATGCAACGGATCATTTGGGAAATTCAATAGGAAGCCATGAAGTTAAATCTATTAAGTTAAGAGTAAATAGATGATAGAACTGTTTGCAAGTAAAGTTGGAGAAAAAACCGCAATCATCACCCCGCTTTCTGCTAAAAGAGATTGGATGGATGAAAACTTTTATTCGTATAACTGTTTTCCAATCTCAGTAGCCAATAAGCTTGGTTGGGGCATATCTTTTGATAAAGATATATCTTTTATTTGGAATGGTAGATCTGCAGTAGGTCCAGATGGTGGAATAACAGTTTTAGAGGGTGAAGAGTATTGTTATTTTGACAGAGGTGGTGGAGTAATAGGATTTAAAACTGAGATCGTATTTGAAACCGATCCAGGAGTTGAATTATTAACAATGCCAGTTCCCAATCAGTTGATAGATGGAGCCCAGTGTTTAACTACAATATTAAATACGTCAATGTACACAGGAGCTCTGCATGTAGCGTGGAGAGTAACTAGACCAGATCATGTAATAACAATTAAAGCAGGCACTCCAGTGGGAGCAATAATCCCCATAACTCCTTTACAGTTTCAAGATTCAAAAATCACATTTTTAAGCACAATGAAAAAGCCAGTTGTTCATGGCAAAGACTACGTAGAGGCTTTAACAAAATATGGTTACGACCATGGGAAAACTGCAAATTGGTATAGGGAAGCGATTGATGAAAATGGCAATTCAATAGGCTCTCATTCAGTTAAAAATTTTAAATTCCATGTTGAATAGATATATGGTAAAATTAACAAAAAGGGGTTCAAATGTCTGAGACAGAAGTAGTAAACGCTGGCAAAATTAAAGGCGGCATGGAGGCACCAATATCTATAACCCCGTCTGGGTTTTTTGGTAATGCTTCTTCAAATATTGTAGAATTAGAAAATTTTTTAACCAAAGAAGAGATGGACAGGCTGACGCAGTTTGCCTTAAATAATAAAATTTGGGACGTAACAGAAGACCACATGGATGAAGACGGATTGGTTTTGTATGACGCAAGTGTTTGGAAAGATCGTGTCTGTACAGCCTTATCGCTTAAAAAATCAGATCCTACAATTTTAGATTTACTATGGGATATGATTGCAAGATTAAAGGTAGAAGTAGATAAGTTTTTTGATGTTAAAGTTCAAGCAACTGGACCAGCAATCGTAAGATGGCCAATTGGGGCAAGGCAGGAACCGCATGCAGATAAAGAGTTTCATACTGGATTAGAAGAAGGGCGAGCAAATGATTTCCCTTGGTATGATATAGCTGGACTATTTTACTTTAATGACGATTACGAAGGCGGAGAACTGTATTTTCCAAGACAAGGTATTGAGTTCAAGCCAAAAGCTGGAGCGGCATATTTTTTCCCAGGAGATAAGTATTATGCACACGGAGTTCGTCCAGTAAAGTCTGGAAATAGATTCACATCACCATTCTTTTGGACAATATTAGAACATACTGGAGAAAAACAGCCACCAGCTGATTATAGAAACGGTTTCATTTCTCCAGCTTACAAAAAGCACTTTGGAGATAACAATGAGTAAATTAAATTTAGTAGAAGTTGAAAATTTAGAGCATATAGAACTATTGCCAGAAGTAATTGTTTACAGAAATGTTTTAAAGGACCCACAAAGACTATATGAGATTATGAAAAAATCCGAGGAGTCTTCAGAGGGTAAATACTTTTTGAAAACTTGGGATCCATGGTCACACTTTGGAACCTATACTCAGATTAAATATGGTCCAGAATTAGAAACAGCAGAATCTGGACAACAGTTTGAGGATGAAAAATATTTATCTGAATGTGTTAATGAGGCATATGATAAAGCTATATCTCATTATGTAAATAAATATAATGTGAATTTGCCTGAAAGTGCAAGATATAGTGGCTGCTCGTATTCAAAGTATTTTGATCAAATAGATCAGTTTAATAATAATATGACAATGCAATATCATACAGATTTTATTACATCTCAAAAAGATATGCCTGGAGAAAAGTTCTTTATTACATGCACAATGTACATTAACGATAATTATGATGGTGGAGATATAGAGTTTTATGTCGATGGTGAGTTGGCTAACCATAAGCCTCAAGCTGGAGATATTGTTATATTCCCTTCTATAGAACCATATTACCACGGAGTAAAAACTATTAAAAATGGCAACAAATTCTTTGTCAGAAACTTTGTCATGTTTGATTACGATGGGTCAGAAGAATGGCTTGCAAATCAAAAACGATATGGCGCATATAAATGGTCAAAAATGGAAATTGATAGAATTGCTTATGATGATCCACGAAATATGATCTATTTGTCCGACGGCAAAAGAATGACTTATGATGAACTAACATCAGGTAGCACAGATTTCGGAGGTAGAATGTGAAGCTTGTTAAATTTAAAGATAACATTTGGGCATACGAGGATTTGATTACAAAAGAAGAATGCGAAGGCGTTATTAGAATGTTTAATAACTTAGAGGCCAGCGGTGATTTTGAGTGGAGCCCAATTTCTTTTTATGAATCATATGCTTACAACATGCCTAATCAGCTTACCGATGATATTAATAAATTAAATCAATGGTACGACGAAGCTGGCCTGCCCCACGGATTCTTTGATGACTTAGAGGCTAAATTTAAACAATGTGCTGAAGAATTGATTGGCGGACCAGCATATAAAATTAGTTTTCATTCACAAAAATGGATTCCAGGAGCTTTCGGAGCTATGCATTCTGACAATAGTTATGATGGAAAACCAAGTGCATTTGAAAGAAGTAGATATGCTGGATTTTTATATTTAAATGACGACTTTGAAGGCGGGGAACTTAGTTTTAAAAATTATCCGATATCAATAAAACCTAAACAAGGAATGTATGCTATATTTGACGGTGGGCACGACAACATGCATGAGGTTAAAATAGTACAAAAAAATAATAGATTCACAGTCGGATCATTTTGGGACGATAGGCCAGAGGATGCGTATTCACAAGAAACTAAAGATAGATGGGCGGCAGAGATGGTAGAAACAAGAGAAAAGCAGGCTGTCCAAAAAGAAGATTGGTCAAAAATACGTGAAGATGGATTAAGAATAACTCCAGACGGCAAAGTTTATGATGCCGAATTAGCAGAAAAGGGCGAGTTCAATGGATAACAAAATAGAGCCTATGGCCATGTATGTAATGTTTGATTTAAAGCTTTGCGACAAAAATATTTTTTATTGGGAAAATGTCATTAGTTATCCTGAAATACTTGTAAACTTTATTGAAGAAATGGATCTAGATGAAAGATCTCATAATTTAGTTGCAAAGTGGGAGCCTTGGTATGCTAGCACGGATATGCAAACTGTATATGGAAAAAGAAAGCATATCATAACAAAAGACCGAAAGAATGATTCTAGTGATGATGCAATAAATAAAAAGTGTTTATATATTGTTAATAGTTTAATGATGGCTCCAGAAATGTGTGCTATAAATTTTTCTAAAATGCTTAAACTTAATCCAGACGATATTAACTTAGATCTGACTCACATCTCATTAAGTAAATACGAAAACGGAATGGGCATGGGCCCACATTGCGATGCCGCAGATCCAAACGGCACTGGCACAAACCTTAAATATTCACTAGTAACCTATTTAAATGATGACTATGAGGGCGGCGAGCTATATTTTAAAGAACAAGATATTACCATAAAGCCTAAGGCTGGCAGCCTTGTTCTCTTCCCATCAACGGAACCATATTATCATGAATCTAAACCATTAAAATCTGGCACAAAGTATATGTACACGTCTCATTGGTTGGTAAATAAGTAATGTCATATGATTTAAAAATAGCAAGGGATAATCCGATAGGATTCTGGAAACTAGACGAAATGTCGGGTACAGAAATTTTGGATTATTCTGGCTGCAATAATCATGGAACATATAATAATTATATTTTTACAAATACCATTCCACTAATTCCTGGCGGAGTAAGCGGAACTAAAATTAGCAACAATTCATATCTTTCATTTCAAATAGATAGGAATTATTATACAGATCTAACGACACCTAGTTTTGCAACCAAATATAATCCAACTGATAATTTTTCCATAGAGTTGTGGCTCTATCCAAAAATTATATCATCGGAGCAGACCCCGATTTTTGCGGACGTTTCCTCAAATACTGGTATTTTTTATGAAAATGGAAATATTATTTTTATGGCGGAGGGGGAGTCTGTAGAATATACGTTAAGCAATTTAAATAAGTCAGTTCATGTAGTTGCGATATATTCATTTAATCAGATATCAATTTTTATAGACGGTAAGCTATGTGCATCTAAATCTTTAACAGATTTTAAATTTACAGCAGAAGATGCAACATTCACATGTGGCCCAGTAGTTGGGGCATCCGATTCTTTTATTATAGACGGGGTGGCTGTATATAGATATGCCTTAGACGCAAGCAAGATATTTGACCACTATACAGAAATCTTTAATATCCCATCTATACAGATTGCATATCCAGATAATGGGTTTATTTTTCAATTTGATAAGGGTGCAGTAAATCGTAGGTTTACATATGGGTATCCAGAAGAAAAGCCTTGGTCAGAATTTACAAATGACGTTTTGAGACACGATAATGCAAATGGCTATATAGGTATTACAACTGGCACTGGAAGTGTCTCTACGAGCCTTACAGACGTCATTTCGGTACCAAATATATCAGACCTACCGTATTCATTAATAGAATGGGACGGAGACAATGGAATAACAGTACAAGTTTCTCAAGATGAACTAACATACAATACATGCACTAATAACATGCCCATCCCACTTGATGATCCAGATAATGGGATATTATATTTAAAGGTGTCTTTTGACTCATCAGATTCGTCAAGATTTATACCAAAACTATATAGCCTGCGAGTGTCATTTTATGACAATCCGCAAATATACTCATCAAATGGACCAGATGTCATCTCTCCAGTCGACGGCGCACTTCAATTAGGCATTTCAATGAAAGATTATCCAGTATTAACTAGGGATTATCGTAATGGTCTAAGAACTGTGGATGGGTTTAAGGTATCTACAGATAAAGATATATACTCAATAGAGACATTTTATACTCCAGAAGAGCTAAATGCTAGCTCGATAATACCAAATTTATCGTGGAATGCCTCAGGAGTATTAAATAAAACAGATATTAATTTTATTTACGTAAATGGATCTGATAAAACAGCCGCCTCAAACGTTTCTGATTTATTTAATATTGGAGACCTTCACCACGTTGTAATAGTCCTATCAGCACCATTAACTGGTGACATAAATATCAATTCTGGGACAAATGAGGCGCTTTATAATAATTTTACAATTTACCCAGATCAGATTAGTCAGGACACAGCCCTTGAGCACTATAACCTATATATTGATAACCCTTCAACAATTTCTTCTGGATCGACCATAGGGATGACAGAAAGCTCTATAAACTACTATAATAATGACTGGGTTGTACAGCAGACAATATAATTAAGACATTTAACTGACAAAAGCTGGACTTGTTAATAATATAATGCTAAAATGAATACCTATGACAATGAAAAGAACTGGATTTAAAGTAAATGACCACGAGTCTATACTTGGTATATATGTTTGGGAAATGCCAGACGGACGATGGATTGGCGATGATGATGGAAACTTTTTATCAATAACCTCAAAAGAGGGGAATAAAGAAAGAATGGATCTCCTAGCAAATGCCGTTCGTCAATATGGAATTTACGATGGGAAACCAAAGTTCTTGTCTGGAAGACGTAAGATTGATGATGAAGAATTTGAGTATCAGCAACAAAGATTAAAGTGGGGCCTTACCCCAGATCCTTTAGATATAGGAAACTATAAGGATGAAATGAAAAAGCTAAAACAAGGTGGAATGCGATGACAGAATTTGTAGAAGACGAAGTGTCTGATAACATTGAAATATCTAATTTAAATGATTGGGTAAAATTCAATACTCCAATGGATTTAAAATCAAATGACCCTTTTAAAATTGAAGGAGAAGACCTCACTAAGGTGTCTGGCCTATCTCCAACTTTTAGAAGAAGAATGAATAGAGATATACAAAAAAGATTTACTGGAGTAGATGGCACTGGAACTCAGCAGAATTTGCTTCAGGCTGCTGTTACTGGGTACGCAATGTTTGACCTAGTTGAGCCACCATACAACTTAGAATACCTTTCTACTATTTATGAAATATCTCCGTATAACTACGCAGCAATCAATGCTAAGGTTGCAAACATTGTAGGTCTCGGTTTTGATTTTATTGAAACAAGAAAAACTAACGACGCCCTTGATGAAATTACAGACGATAAGCAGTTAGAAAGAGCCCGCAGAAAGCTAAGCAGAATTAGACAAGATTTACATGATTGGCTAGAAGATTGCAATGATGAGGAAACTTTTAAAGAGACACTAACTAAATTTTATACTGATGTCGAAGCAACAGGAAACGGATATTTAGAAATAGGAAGAACTTCTTCTGGTAAGATCGGATATATCGGACACATCCCATCAAAGACAATGCGTGTACGTAGACTACGTGATGGGTTTATTCAATTGCTATATGGCAAAGCCGTATACTTTAGAAATTTTGGAGATCAAGAAACTCCCAATCCCATTGCTGGCGGACTAGATAGGCCAAATGAAATTATCCATTTGAAGAAGTACACCCCAAAAAATAATTATTACGGAATCCCAGATATTATTGCTGCTCAAAATGCTATGACTGGAAATGAATTAGCTGGTAAGTATAACTTAGATTACTTTGAAAATAAGGCAGTACCTAGATATATTATTACTGTTAAGGGCGCAAAGCTTTCAACAGAATCAGAACGGAAACTGTTAGAGTTTTTTCAGGTTGGACTAAGAGGAAAAAACCACAGGTCTTTGTATATACCTCTTCCACCAGATTCTCCAGATTCAAAAACAGAATTTAAAATGGAACCAGTTGAAGCTGGCTCTCAAGAGTCTTCATTTAATATATATAGAACATCAAATAGAGACGAAATTCTGATGGCCCACAGAACCCCAATTAATAAAATTGGTACCCCAGCTGGAATTAATTTAGCTGCAGCCCGTGATGCCGATAAGACATTTAAAGAGCAAGTCTGTAGACCAGCCCAAGAAAATTTGGAAAAGAAATTAAATAAAGTAATTGAAGAAATGACTGACGCACTTAAAATTAAATTTAATGAATTAACCCTTACAGATGAGGACACTCAGTCAAAAATTGATGAAAGATATTTAAGATTCCAGGTATTAACACCTAACGAAATTAGATTAAGAATGGGCCTAGTTCCAAGAGATGGTGGGGACGAGCCAGTAGATTTACAGGCTCAAGCCGCTGAAGTAAAAGCCCAGGCTCTACAAAGTAGAACCCGTGATCAAAATAGGTCCGCAAATTCTCCAGATAAATCTGGGGAAGGCAGAAATGCAAAGGGCGATGGTAGACAAGTCGATTAGTCTTACTCGACTACTATTTGCCTTTTGATATATAAAGCTTTAAAATTAAGCATATGAATATTGAAAAGTCATACTGGTCATCTAATGGCGACGCCATTAGCTTATCCGTTCCTTTTACTAAGGTTAATCGTGAAAAGCGAATTGTTTCGGGATTTGCTACCCTAGACAATGTAGATCAAACTGGTGATATGGTAACAGCTGAAGCTAGCCTAGATGCATTTGAAAAGTTTCGTGGAAACATTCGTGAGATGCACGGCTCTAATGCTGTTGGCAAGATGTTGTCGTTTAGACCAGAAACATTTTACAACCCATCCACACAAGAAATTAATAGTGGAGTTTACGTAGACGTATACGTTTCAAAAGGCGCACAAGATACCTGGGAGAAAGTTCTAGATGGAACTCTTTCAGGTTTTTCTATTGGCGGTAAAATTATAGAATCAGATAATGAAGTTAATAAGTCAACTGGTCAATCAGTAAGATTTATTAAGAAGTATGCTTTGATGGAGTTATCTTTAGTAGATTCTCCAGCAAATGAATTATGTAATGTTCTTTCAATTTCAAAATCAAATGGACAAATGATCTTTAAAGGAATTGCAGCAGAAACAGAAACAGAAAATATTTTTTATTGTGAAGATTCTGATGCGGTATTCATGTCAAAAGATGAAACATACACATCTCCATTAACTGGTAAGCCAGCAACCTTAATTGGTTGGGTAGAAAAAAATGATAGCAATAAGACAAAAGAAATAGATAAAATTCTTGAATCATTCAAGCATTCAAGATTACCGTTGCCTGATACACAAATAGCAAAACAGGCAAACGCAGAAGGAGGTAATGAAGTGGAAAAGCTTAACGTAAAAGAAGCAACTCCAGTACAAGAAGCAGTTGTCGAAGAGACACCTGTTGCAGAAGCAGCACCAGCTGCAGAAGCACAAGTTGAAGAAGTTGCAGCAGTTGCTGAAGAAGCAGCTGAAGTTGTAGCTGAAGAAACTTCTGCCGAGACTCTGGAAAAGGCAGCCGACGTATCAGAAGTAGAGGTTGATGAACCTGATTTTGCTAAGATGCTCGGTGATCTTAAAGGCTTTTTCTCAGAAACTCTGGAAAAGGCATCTGAGGCCAATGCAGCTCAAGTTACAGATATCAAAGATACAGTTGAAACATTTAGCAAGAGTGTTGATGCAAAAATTTCAGAATTGGCAGAACAACACGCAGTATTGTCTAAGACAGTTGAATCAATAAAAGATACAATTGCAGGCGTAGAAAAGCGTGTAGACGCAGTCGAATCAGAGACTGCATTTAAGAAGTCCTCAGACCTCGGCGGGTCTCAGGAGATTACAATCAAAAAATCAAAATGGAACGGTTCTTTCCTCGGTTCCGTTAATGAACTCTTTAATTAAAAAGGTAGGTGAAAAAATATAATGAGCAATGAAACATTAGAAAAGGCAGTTGCATCTGACACTACTGTAACAGGTAGCATGGTTGGCGCAGCAAACCCAACTGATGGAATCCACGTAGGTTCCGAAGGTAAGGGTGGCTTGCTAAACCCAGAGCAGTCTGCTCGTTTCCTTGATTACATGTTCGATGCAACTGTAATCGGTAAGGTGGCTCGTACTGTCCGTATGAAGGCAGACACCACTGAAATTGATCGCATCGGTGTTGGTGAGAAGCTTATGAAGCTTGCTACTGAAGCAGATAACACTGCAACAAACGCAGCAGTAACTTTCTCAAAGATCTCACTCACAACCAAGAAACTTCGCCTAGACTGGGAGCTTTCGACTGAATCTCTTGAAGACAATATCGAAGGTCCAGATCTAGAAGATCATATTGCCAGAATGATGGCAACACAGGCAGGTAATGACATTGAAGACGTAGTCCTCAATGGTGATACCTCTCTAACTGGAGATGCACTTTACAAGTCGTTTGACGGTGTAAATAAGATTGCAAAGGCTAACGGTCACGTAGTTGACGCAGCAGGCGCAGCAATTTCTCGTGCTGTATTTAATTCAGCACTTAAGGCACTCCCACGTAAGTACAAGCAACGTCGTGCAGATTTGAGATTCCTCTCAGGTTCAAACTTGATCCAGGATTATCTATACTCTGCATCACTTCTTGGTGACTACGGTTCAAGCAATCCACAAGATATCGCTTCAAGCGTAATCCGTGGAGCAGGCGTACAGCCACTAGGTGGTCCAGCAGGATATGTTGCACCATTCGCATTTGGTATTCCAGTTGTTGAAGTTCCACTTCTCAAGGAAGCACGGAGATATCCACTTGACATTCCCAAATAACGTTGTTATTGGTATCAAGCGTGATGTAACCGTATACCGCTTCTTCTGGCCACGCAAGGACTCAATCGAGTACACAATGTATACTCGCGTTGGCGTTCAGGTTGAGCAAGCAGATGCTTGGGTAGTTGTTAAGAACGTAAAGGTTGCTTCCTAATTTTTAGGAATTAAACTGCTGAAAGGCCCCTAATTAATTTTAGGGGCTTTTCCTTTTAATTTAGTAATGCTATAATGAATGTACCTAGAAAAAGGAGAATAATATGTCATTTGACACATTAAAGGTATCTGAACTAAAAACAATTGCCGAAGAGTTTGCGGTAGATACAGATGGCCTAAAAAATAAGGCAGACATTGTGGCTGCTTTAGCAGAAGAAGGCGTTACATGGTCTTTATACCAAGACACAAAAAAGCGTCAAGAAGACGAAGAATCTATAATGGAGCAAGAAGAGCTTCCTAAATTTAATAAAACTAAATTAAATGAAGAGGACACTGTTTTGGTTAGAATGACAAGAGCTAATTTTAGATACGATATTATGGGGCATACATTTACAAAAGATCATCCTTTTGTAGCTATGCCACAAGATCAGGCTCAGCAAATTTTTGACAAGGAGGCAGGGTTTAGGTTGGCTACTCCCAAAGAAGTGCAGGAGTTTTACAACTAAGCCTATTAAATGGCAGAAGTATTAAAAAATACTAACGCACCAGTCTATCATCAGATATTCTGGGCAGGAGAAGTGGTAGATGCAGATAATCTACCAATAGTAGAGATATTTGATATAT